CTCAGCCCCGCGCCAATTGAAAATTATAATGAGTTACCCCCAGAAATTTTATATTTTATGGGCTGCAGCGACGGCCGGCCACCAAGACCAAACAACAAAGATTACGCTTTTATAAAGAACTCAGCTGCATTTAATACTTTCTTTAATCAGGTGCTAAATCGTCATGCAGCCCTTATGGTGCCGATTCTGTATAACACATATTTAGCCGGAAAATATTGTCCCGAGCTTGCGGGAGCATTTGACAGTACTATCTCTGCTATTGTTGGTCTTATGGACACCGTCGAGAAAACCAACTCACCCCCGGAACTTCAACCACGAGGGGTTTCAGTTACTAACCCAACCAATTCTTCGTTCGATATCGCGGGAATGTTTAGGGAAATAATATTGAAATTCTTAAGAGAGACGCCAATCCATATCCTCAGGGGATTGGCGGAAATACTTGACCCACATGTTGTTGTCTGCAAAATAGTACGACAAATTAGCGCCATACCTCTTGATATCATCGCGCGCTCGATCACACAGGCCATCCAGGGGCCCTTGGGAGACCCAGACACCGTGCCCCCGGGTCCTCTGGCCCCCCTTAAGGCTCACAATACCAGAGGCGAAGATATCATGAACTTGGCCTTCTGTGCCTATAATCTGGGCAACACCAAGATTTCTGATGCCGTCGGTGGCGATGACGGCAACATCGAAGACATCCCGTTCGAGATGGGCCCGGATTCGCCACGAATTGGTCCTTGGATTGACTTCAAAGGAGTGGATTTCCTGGGATCTGTGTCGGGGATGTTTATGATGCCCCCGTTTATATTCGGTATTTTGTATTTATTGCTCAGACTTTTGTTGTCGAAAATTGATGAAGGAGATTATGGGTCGGCCACCCCTCAACTATCAATGGAACCATCCGCAGGTATGTTGTCTTCTGGTATGGAGGGCGCTTGCGGGGATTCGGATTCGGTCGACGCTCAAGGAGATCCTGCTTGTGTCGATATACCGGCAACAACCGATGTTTGTGCCGAAGATGAATAAGTAAAACATCGTGTATTGTATTTTAACCCGGTTAAAATATAAATTATAAGTATTTATTAAGAGGATAAAAGTATGGCATCTGGACTAGCAGTTAAATTACCTCTGGTAACCGACAACACTTTTGGTGCATATAACTTAATTACCGACTATACGTCACTAATAAAGCAAAACCTAAAAATGTTGATTTTGACCAACCCGGGCGAAAGAATGATGGATATAAATTTTGGAGTCGGGCTGCGTCGTCGAATATTTGAACAACACATCGGCTCCACTTATGCAGAAATTGATAAAGACATTCGAAGACAGGTCAAGAGATATCTGCCGTTTGTAGAAGTAGTAAAGATAAACTTCATGACACCAGAAAATAGTCCAGATCTTTTTCCGCACAGATTAACGGTGCAGGCATATTTCGTAATCATCCCTCTACAGCTGAATACGCTTTTAGAAATTGATGTTCAAAATATGGCAGCCTAATTATTTGGCAGGTATAAAAGATGACAAAAAAGATTGTACCAATAGATTACACTAATAGAGATTTCGACTCTATTAGAGAAGCGTTAGAGAATTTTACCAAGAGATACTATCCAAATACCTATCGAGATTTTAATCAAGCGTCCTTTGGCTCTCTCATGTTGGACACAGTTGCCTATGTAGGTGATATTCTATCTTTTTATTTAGATTATCAAGTAAATGAAAGTTTTTTGGACAGTGCCATAGAATATTCCAACGTCCAGCGAATCGCCCGGCAACTTGGATTTAAGTCAAGCACCAACCCGTCATCTCATGGAATCTTGACATTTTATATTGAAATACCCTCCTCGACCACAGGCTTGGGCCCAGATACGTCTCTGAATCCAATTTTACAGGCAGGCTCTGTATTCGGTTCTTCGGGTGGCGGGATGTATACCCTTTTAGACGATGTTGATTTCACCGACCCCGCGGCTCAAATAGTTGTTGGCTCGAGCGACCCCACTACCGGCAATGTGCTTACCTATGTAGTCCGTGCGGTTGGCAGAGCGGTCTCCGGCCGCGGCGGGGTGACAAGAATAGAGTTGGGATCTTTTAAAAGATTTCGTAGGGTAAGTTTAGGAAAGATAAACCTAAGTGATATTATCAAAGTAACCGACATAGAAGGAAATGAATACTTTGAAGTCGATAATTTATCACAAAATATAATTTACAAAGCAGTCAGGAATACCACAGCAACCAGAAGCACTGTCCCTAATATTTTGAAAGCGGTCCCCGTTGCTAGAAGATATGTGTTGGAAACAGTTGATGGTGAAACCTTTTTACAATTTGGCTACGGCTCAACTGATAATAATTTGACAAATCCGGTCGTCGACCCCACAGAAGTGGTGTTGGACTTAAGTGGTAGAAATTATACAACAGATCTGGAATTCGATCCAACAAAATTAATAAGTACGGATAAGTTTGGGATTGCTCCCTCAGATACTACTTTAATAATAGAATATCGTTTTAATACAACTCAAGACGTGAATACAGCAACCAATACGATTTCAGACGTTATTGAAGGAAATTTTAAATTTGCGAATCAAGGAGCCCTATCTCCCGTTAAAAGAGACGTGGTCATTGGTTCCTTGGAAGTGAGTAACGAAAATCCATTTGTGGGGGATGTCTCTCTTCCCTCATCGGAAGAAATTAAACAAAGAGCATACGGTTATTTTGCTACACAGAATAGGGCCGTGACGGCGCAAGATTATCAAGCGCTAACGTACAGCATGCCAGCCAAGTATGGGGCGATTAAGAGATGTGCCGTTGGCAAAGACGCGGATGAGTTTAAACGAAACATTAATTTGTATGTTATATCAGAAACAAGCACGGGTAAATTAACTTTGGCTAATGTCACATTAAAAACAAACCTTAAGAACTGGCTTCTTCAACACAAAATGATTAGTGATACGATAGACATTTTAGATGCCAGAATAGTTAATTATACTCTTCATTATGAGGTAATGCCAACTCTCAACTCGAATCGTTTTGAAGTTATTAATCAATGTAATAGGGCAGTAGCGAAAGAATTTACAACTATTTTAGATATCGGAGAACCGCTTTTGTTGAGCGATCTGTATAGAGTTTTACAGCCAGTTCCTGGTGTTCTAGACGTTATTTCGGTGGAGGCAAGACTTGCGGACGGACCCCTATATTCTGTTTCAAGTTATGATTTTGACGCGGCTTTATCGGCAGACGGAAGAATGGTACTCGCCGATAAAAATGTTATTTTTGAGCTAAAATATCCTAATCTTGATATTAAAGGATCTGTTAGGTAAATGTCAATTCTAAGATATACGGCCAGTGCTGATACAACTATTGCTAACGCCTTCGAAGCAAACCTTTCTACTCGCGGAACTGGATCTAATATGGGTTATGCCGATTCGCTTGAAATATTTTCTATCTATGGACAAAAATCCGGATCAGCCCTGGGACAATCTCAGGAACTTTCCCGTGCGCTTATTAAATTTCCCACAACAAAGATGTCCTCCGACAGGACCGCGGGGACGCTTCCAGTTTCTGGCAATGTTTCATTCTATCTAAAAATGCATAATGCACGCCACCCCTTTACATTACCACAGAATTTTAATTTAGTTGTAGCTCCTGTATCTAGATCGTGGTCAGAGGGCTCGGGCCTCGATATGGAAGAATATCAAGATATTGGTTCTGCAAATTGGATTAAATCTGGCGATAACACCACTTGGACATCCATCGGGGGCGATTATTTAGCAACTTCAAATTATAATGTGTCGTTTCCGCAAGGCTATGAAGACATTGAGTTGGATGTAACACAAATAGTGGAACAGTGGATGGGAGGTGCGGTTAGTAATAATGGGTTTGGCATTAGATTGACAGCCAGTCAAGAGGGGTACTATTCTAGTTCTACTGGCCAGAATACCTCTGTTTTAATACATAATGCCGGTGGAGCGACTGAATCATATTATACAAAGAAGTTTTTCTCGCGCTCAACCGAGTTTTTTTTCCGGCGCCCAGTAATCGAGGCGCGCTGGAATTCGTCTGTTCGTGATAGGAGAGAAAACTTTTATTATTCTAGCTCTTTGGCTCCGGCCACTGATAACTTAAATACCTTATATTTATATAATTATATTAGAGGCCGCTTAGTCGATATACCTGCAGTTGGACGTGGCTCAATTTTGGTATCTTTGTATTCTGGTTCTACCGC